AAAACTATGATTAGTTGTACTGATCTACAACCAACCCTCCGCTCCAAGTGTCTGCCCAGTCTGTGTCTGTAGCAGAGCCAGCATCTGTTGTCCAGTAGTATGTGCTTGTTGGTGTTCCAGCATCCATAAATATAGATACTATAAGTCCAGTGCCATCAATTGCTGTGTCGTGAATGTGGTCTTGCAGTACTGATGCATCATCTAGCGTTGCAAGTGCAATCCACTGCTCACCACTAAAGACATGAAGCCTTTGAGACACTGTGTCTAGCCACATCTGACCATTTTCTGGGGTTGATGGTGCTGTGCTATCAACAACTGGCAAGCTAACAGAATCTACATAACCTTTTGTTGCAATGTGCGAGTTAGCTGTTGGAGCTGACGATACAGAAACTGTTCCCTGTATTACAGCATTTCCATTTACGTAAATTCCATTTTTGACTTTAAAGTCTTTATCTGATATTGCCATTAATAACTAGTCTCCTACCTAAAGTATCTCAATAATTCTTCCAGTACCGTCAATTGCTGTGTCATGAATATGTTCAGGAATAAAGTTTGCATCCTCTGTGGTTGCTAACAAAGTCCAATCTGAACCATTATAGACCTTTAGCCTAGGCTCTACTGGATTTGACATATCAAGCCATAGCTTTCCAGGTACTAGTGTTGATGGGGCTGTAGAATCTACTGTGGCTAAACCAAGGTTTCTAGCATATCCTACTGTTGCAGCATGATTACTTTCAGTTGGCTCAGCAGCTGATAAAGACCCAATAAAGTTTGCATCTCCTGCGACCTGCAGTCCATGCTTTATCTTAAAGTCTTCACTTGTAGTAGACATTACAGCCCCATCCTCCTATTTAATTATACTAGCAGAGTTCCTACAACAGTAACATCGGAATTATTGTTAAGTGTTGTTACAAGAAGCTCTACGTCTGTTCCGTTCATTAATGCAGTAACAGTTGCAAGCGATCCGTTAGTTCCAACCATTGCATATTCTGTAATTGCAATGTTGTCAGCTGTATCTAGAGTAATTAGAACCTCAGATACTTCTGTGTGAACACCAGAAGCAACCTTTACCAGGAACTTAGCTGTTCTGTATGCAGTTCCAGAGAATCCGTAGCCAACTACCTGGCTAGCAGTTGCAACATTCTGAGTTGCAGCTACCTGTAGTGCAACGGAGTTTACATCCACTGCCTCGTAGGTTGGTGTTGCAGTTGCGTCACCAGTTGCTACTAGGGTGTCTGCATAGCCCTCAGCTGCAGTCTGAGCTGCGGTAGCCTTGCTAGATGCATCCGATGCTGCAGTAGAGATTGCTTCTGACTTAGCAGTTGCAATGTCTGAAGCTACGGCTGCCTGAGCACGTGCATTGGTGAAGTAAAGGTTGGTAACACCTTCAGCTAGGTCATCAGTGTCAGAATCTGCAACACCGTTCTCTGCTGTAATTGTTAGACCAGCACCGTCACCAGTGATTGTAATGTTAGTTAGTGATGCACCAGTTAGAAGTGATGCAGCATCTGTCTGTGCCTTTGCAGTTGTGTAGTACTCGTTTGTACCCTCAGCTACATCGTCAGTTGTTAGAGCATCGATAGTTCCGTTGATGGTTGTCTCAATGCCGTCTGCGTATAGCTCTGCTGCTGCCTGAGCATCGTCAACGTACTTCTTAGTAGCAGCGTGTAGATCTACTGTTGGAGCACCAGATAGAGTTAGTGCACCAGTCATGGTGTCGCCAGACTTACTTACCTTAGTACCGATCTCGGTGGTTAGGTTAGTGATTACATCTGGGTTATCACCAAGGGCTGCAGCTAGCTCATTTAGAGTATCTAGTGTAGCTGGAGCAGAATCTACAAGGTCAGCGACTGCACTTGCAATCCTGTCTGTAATAGTGTTTCCGCCCGTGCCATCTACTGTGCCATCACCGATTAGGCTGTCTGTGTAGGTGTTTGCATTAGATTCTGCTGTATCTGCATAGCCCTGAGCAGCAGAGTCTAGTGTACCAATCTCACCGTCTGTATAGCTGTTGGCAGCAGTGATTGCATCTGCCTCAGCTGTATCTGCATAGGCCTTTAGAGATGTGTCAAGAGTTGTGATCTCGCCATCTGTGTAGGTGTTTGCGTTAGACTCTGCGGTGGCTGCTGAACCTGCTGCATCGTAAGCTGCATTGGTAGCATCTAGTGCACGCTGGTCAGTGAAGTACTGGTTTGTAGTACCCTCTGACAGGCTGTCTGTATCGTGGTTAGAAATGTCTGATACTGTACCAGTTACGTCACCACTTACATCACCAGTTAGATCTCCAACAAATCCCTGATCTGCTGTAATCTCGTTTGCTGTAAAGTCTCCATTGGCGTCACGAAGTACTAGCGTATCTGGAGTGTTTGTAGAAACACCAGAACCACCAACCTGTGCGATAATGTAGTTTACGTCTGCCGAACTCTTTGTAAGAATGTCGAATGTATTTACTGTTGCTGTTGTACCTTCAACTACAAGACCGTGTTTGATCTTAAAGTTTTTGTTTACTGTTGCCATTTTGATTATCTCCTAATAAAAGATTAAGCTTTTAGTCCCATGCGAGCGTATCGCACGGTAACAGGCTTAATGACTGCGTCTGGGGTAACTGTAACTGCTACAGTGTCGCCAGTCCTAGAGACATCAATGGTGCCCATATTCCCATCATTGTCTATTGTGCCATACTCGCTGACTGAAACGTTTGTTCCATCAACTAGTACGGTCAACTCTGTTGCGTAGAATTTATTATCCCCTTCTGTGGTCTTGGAGATAGAAATGATGTACTTCACCATTCTCCAGACAGTAGCATCGAAGCTGTCTACTACGGTAGGGTTTTCAACTCCAGAAATGGTGCTCTCGTTATTTCCAGAGGTACCGAGGTCGGTTGCCTGACCTGCAGCGGTATCAATCAGATCTTCGTAATCTGCTTGTTCTGGACGATCTCCAGTCTCGAAGCGTGTCTTAATATAAGGGATAGATGTTCTTGCCATGTACTAATTATAGCGGCATTTTAAACAAAACTATAAAACATAGTTGCTGTAGCCAATGATGGCGATGCCGATAGGAGCTGGGTTGTTGGGGCCATAAGCATTAATTCCAATAGTTGTAAACTTTACACGAAATGGAAGAAAATCTACAACTTTTGCATTATATTTATCGTCATATACTTTTGACGTATGGCCATTTACTTTGTTTATGTAGACAAGCTTTTGGCCTATAACATTAGTTATGACCGCCTTTGCCATTAGTTTGTTACATCCTCAATCACTACGACTTTGCCCTGGGCAACAGTCCAAACTTTTGCATCTTGTGCAGTCCTAAGCTCAATGTCAAATATGTCCCCAGTTTCTAGCTGTGAAGACTCTGCTGCTGTGAGGGAAACCGTAAACTCTCCTGCTGCATCATCTGGGTCTTGGGCTGGCTCTAGAGTTAGTACGATAGTTGCTGCATCGGTTATTACGCCAGCATCAGATGGGCTTGAGGGCCTCTTGATTTCCATGTCAATAGTCCAGTCTGGAATGTTCAGTGGGGACTTTGCGTCATCCGTAACATAAACCTTGAATGCTGCAGTATCTCCACGGACTACCGTCCATGTTACTTGTGGTGGGGCGTTACCAACGCTATACCCTGAGTTTCTTGTGGCCATAAAGTAATTATACCATATACTTTTAGAGAATTAGGTGGTATAATTGTAGGAATAAACGACGGCACCCCTAAAAAGGTGCTTTTCCTTTTAGGGGGATAAAAATGGTAATTAGCAATAATAAAGTTTTAAGAACAGCAGGACTCACAGGAATTATTCTTCTTGGAATGACAGAATGTGCAATGATTGGAGATCTGTCCGCTGTTGCAGATACCCCAAAAACACAAACACTAAATGTTCCCACTACCTCAATGGATATTATTGAAATAGTAATAGAATCTAAGCGATTTATGAGAGCTATGCCAGAAATTGTTGAAGTAGCCCCATGGCTTAAGCCAGAGATGCAGTCAATTATGCTATCCGACTCTGAGCTTATCTCAGTACTAAAGCAGGCTGGTTTTTCTGGTAACGGTTTACGAATGGCTTGGGCCATTGTAAGGGCAGAGTCTACATCTAGAGTATATGCTCACAATAGAAACAGAAATACTGGAGATAACTCTTATGGTCTTTTTCAAATCAACATGATTGATGGCCTTGGCCCAGCTAGACTTGAAAAATATGGTCTAGAAAAAAATGAAGACTTGTTTACCCCATTAGTAAATGCTCAAGTTGCTTTTAAGATTTCTGCTGGTGGAACCAATTGGGGTGCTTGGACAACACATAAAAAAGCACAATCAAATGTTTCTAGCTTTCCTGGCTAGATTAAATATCTTCCCAGGTACTGCCGTTAAATCTTTTTGCAACTGTTAGGTCTGTCCACGAGCTACCATCATACCTTTTATAAATTGTAATTGGTGTTGAGCTAGAAGATCCAGTCATTCTGTTACCACCATTCAACAATGCTGAGTCAACAGTAATCGTAAATGTTTTCTGTGCAGTATCTACCGAGTTTGATGCATAAATTGTAAAGGTAGAAACTCCTGGTGAAGTTGGTGTTCCATATACCCTCCCATTACTAAAATACATACCTGCTGGCAATACTCCAGAATAGGACCATGATGTGACATTTGATGCAGATACGGAGTCATCATAAAACACTCCTACTGTTGCAAAAGCAGAAAGGCTTTGATCAATCCATGATGGTGCTGGTAGTGAAGAAATTATAATTGAAAAGCCCTGCGTTGTAGGGTTAGTAATATTTTCTGCCCTAAGATCAAATGAGTACGTTCCAGCAGTAGTTGGTGTGCCACTTACATAAAAGTATTCGCCGCTTGCATTTCCAGAAAGCCCTGGTGGCAAAGATCCAGAGCTTATTGTTATTGGTCCATATGCAGTGTCATGCCCAGTTGCCCTAGCATAGTCTTGTGTATAGGTTGTATTAACTTGACCAGAATTAAAACTTCCAGACCAAGTTGGTGCTGGTACTGGTGGAGCTCCAGACTCTGTAGTTGCAGATGCAGATGATGACCAGGGTCCAGTAGAATCTGACACAACGCTTCTAATCGTATTGTCATAGGCTGCTACTCTAAAATTATAGGCGACCCCAGCCTCAAGTCCTGTTACTGATACTCCCGTTAAAGGATATCCGCTTGTGCTGGTAAAGGTTGTCCATGCAGCGTCTACCGCTTTTTTATACTGAATAGTATATCCATCTGCTGATGTCGCTACCCCCGATGCTGCCACTTGTGAAAATGTAACATTAACACTGTTTTGTCCAGTTGTAGACGCAGCAATTTGTGATGGTGCATTTGGTAGACCATAATAGTCAAGCGACAGGTATTGCTGAGAATTTGCAGATTCAACTGAGTTTGCATAAACACTATCGCCTGGACTAGTGCCAGGAGCCGTTCTAGTACTCATAACTCCAGAAGTGCTAGTGGCAAGTGCTCCAGCATAGTATTCTGTTGTGCTTCCAAGAACTGCATCTGCACTACCTGCAAAATATGCGTATCCGCTACCTAAGCTTGCTGAGCCAGAGAAGGTATTATAGGCATTTGAGGATGCCTTGTCTGTTCCACCTGGGGTTCGCCCCATGATTACTTTGATAGTTCTTGAGCCAGAAGGGGCATCGGCATCTGCTGCTCTAGCGTATACAACTATTCGTGTAACTACGTATAGCTGTCTACTCTCTTGAGGGTTAGTGTTTCCGCCCCAGTCATCTGGAGTAAAGCTTGAAACAAGGTATCCATTGAAATCTGTTACTCGAGGTTCCCAAGAAGTGCTTGTCGTTCCATAAGTCTTAGTAGCCATTATCTACCTACCAGAACCAGAGGTCTCCAGAGGAGGCTCCTGAAGGTGTCGCAGATTGTACATAAATCTTTGGCTGCTCACTCTTTGTATAGTAAAGATCATTATGAGTGTGCGAAGCAAGTGCCCTATCGTCAAGCTGTGATTGAATGTTACCAACTACACCGTCTAAAGCATTCAGCTCTGTGGTAGAGATTAGTGCTGATGATGAAAACTTGCCAGCACTGTCCACAATTGCTACTGTATCTACAGAGACTGAGGAATTTATTCTGGAATCAATCTGAGGCTGTGTATAGTATCTTGAGTCATGCAAGTGGCCATCTTTAGAGGCTAAGCTCCATCCAGACCATGTAGATGTACCTGCTGTGGTAGATCTAAAATAAAAGTTATTTGTTGCACCAGATGTATGATATGTTTGGAATGCAGTTGAGTTAGCAAAAAATACATTTAGAATTCCAGCAGTTGTAGATGGATAGCCCAATACAACTGTAGGTGCAGATATAGAAGCGTAGACACCAGTGCTTGTGACATCATTTAGATTTTGAGACCCCAGCAGCTGTGTAATTGCCGAGACACCTGCCTGAACATTTTCCAATGCTGAAAGGGTATCTCTAATATACCCAGCCATAGAGCTATTGAGAATTTCTTCTTCAGATGCAGGAACAGTAGTAGTTCCATAGTGATAAAGATTAAATGCTTGGCGTATGTCTGCTGACTCTGAATAGGCTGGCACCTGTGTTGGATAAAATGCACCAATTGACTCTGGCATATTACACCGCCCCTAGATTAAGATCAATGAGCTGAGCCCAATCTTCTGTTCCTGGACCTGTCTTCTGGTACATTACCCTATAATCATCTTCGACTGGAGATGTTACGATTACAATGTCAAATAGAATTACACCGTCTGGCTTTGTTGTTGTCGCCAATCTTGGATCTGCAGAGATACCAAAAATTCTAGTGCCTCGTGTTCCCTGTGGCCCATAGTTGATATCAACATTCTTTGTGGTTACCCCACCAACAACAACAACATCGATAGCTGATACATCAATATTTGGCATTATGGTGCCTCGCTTACCTGCTCTGTCACAGATATAGTGCCAGTGAGGAGAGTGTGTACTAGTGGGTAGTCTGTAGCATCTAGGTCATTAATCTCTACGTCATATACGTATGATGTTGCCTCAGCAAGAACAGCTGAGTCTGATGGAGTAATTGCACAGCGAATGTGGTCTGACTGGACAGAGCTATATGCTACAACTCTATTTGCTACTCCGTCTGCTCCACGTGAAGTAGAGATAGTAAAAATTGATTCATACGGTGTCAGGTCAAATACGTTGCCTGCAGAATCTTTGGGGTATACGTTAAACTCAAAGGTGTCCCCTTTGTAGTACGAAAAGTTATAAGTTCCTGGAAATGCCATACTAGTATTATAGCACGTTAACTTACAGAAATAGTTATGCTTTTAGGAATAAAGATACAGTTGTTGTCTGAACGAACCAATGGCAAAATACCGTCTGCCCTGTCGGCTTCATTGTCTATTGTCAGATGCTGTGTGACTGAAAAGTTGTAGTCATACTCATACTTTAGCAAAGCTACGAATGATGTATATTCTTTTTTAGATGCTGGAAACTGACTTTGAATCCAGATCTCGGTATTTGATGAAAGTGTAGATATATCAAAATTATAAGTTATTGAAACTTGTGATCCTATTTCTAGGTGCTTAGTATTAATTCTTTTTGCAGAAGTGTTATACAAAGATACGGAGTTTCTTGGCAAAAACTTTTCTACTGTGTCTTTACCATTGCCATCTACAGAAAAAGATACCCAGCCGTCTACTCCACGATTAGACCCTAGGGCTAGCTGTTTAAGATCTTTGTGCGAGTATCTTGCCCATCCAGAATCTTGTCCGTAAACAGGCATGTAGCTAATGCCATCTTTACCAGCTGGACCAGGCTCACCCTTTGGACCTTTTTTGCCTTCTTTTCCTTCGGCACCTGCTGGACCAATGTCTCCTCTTGGGCCCTGTGGGCCTGCTGGACCTGGTACGGCTATATACTGTGGACCATCTGTGGGAATTGCTCCCTTAGATGGTGTTGCCTCTTTTTCATAAGGAGATTTTTTTCTTACAATTGGAAACTCTACATCACTTGCCATATATCTATTATCTCAGATTATTGAGATTTCAGGTACGTTCCGCTAATATGAAAGTTATCTTCTGCTGTTAGTGAGACTGGTGTGGTAGGAGTAAACGCCTCGTCCTGTCCGTTACTAGCGGTGTAGTAAAGATTAAGCTGGCTAGACCCTGCATTTACATTTCCAGAAATACCATAGCTCTTACCACTAGACTGGTCATAAATGTGTCCGTCTCTAAAGTAGTACTCATCTCTTGCATTGAACGGCAAAGTTACGTAATACTGTCCCGTTCCGAAGTTTGTGATGTTGTCGAAATCTACATTAACTGTAAAGTGTACAAGGTCTCCAATAACAATCGCTTCTCCTGCAAATAGAGGATCTCCGTTAAATGTTGGCTGAGCTCCATCTGTTCCCCCACCTACAATATACGAAGTGATTTCTGAAACACCAGACTCTCCCTGGATTCCTTGCTCTCCTTGTGGACCCTGCTCGCCCTGTAGACCCATTGGTCCCGTTAGTCCAGTTTCACCCTGGATGCCTTGTAAGCCTCTTGGGCCTGTAGCTCCAGGTGCTCCTGGAAATGGTACGATATTAACTGTTGGCATTATAAACTACCTCCTGTAACGTCTCCAAGTACTGAGATAGTGCCTATGACTGGAGTCCAGACGGTATCATTATCAATTGTAACTTGTAGATCAAAAGCCAATTCCGCTACGGTTTTCTTATATCCGTCTCCCCATAGCGATGTAATGTCTGCTGGTGCTACGACGTCTACGTAGCCTTCACCTGCAGTAATTTCAAGTTCATCTGTGATACCGTTTTTGTAGTCATATGCTGATGCTGCAAAATCCCATGTGGAGGTATCGTAAGCGGTTGCCTCGTCGTCTTCAAAAAATTGGATTCTAATGACTGCCGTGTCGCCTCTTACGACGTTCCACTTAATGTTGGCAGGATTAGCTCCAAAAACTTCTGGTCCGCATGCTGATGTCATAGATATATTATAACATCAATAAAATAAATAAAGTCTCAGGAATAAAAAACTGGTACCTAGAAAGTGGGTATGAGAGACATTCTAAGTACCAGTTTAGTATATTATACCATAAAGTAACAAAAGGATAACAGGGTATCAAGATATAAGAACTTTTCTTTAAATAACTACTATATAACATATTGTTATAGAACTGTTATTAAAAAAAGACTTGACAACTTACTTTTTCTGCTACTATATAAAAGGGTTGATTGTTATATATATATTAATTCAAATCATCTCTAAGTAGAGTTTAGTGAATTTACTTATATTTACTTATATATTATATATATTATATTAAGAGTTTCTATTAGACAAGTATTCAATCATTTTATCGTACAGATCATCTATTTTTCTTTCTAGCTTTTCCATTTTTAAGTAATTATCTTTTCTAATTGCGTCTGCTGCATCTTGTCTTTGTTCTAGACGGTTAACCTGATCTTTTATACTACCTCCGCCGTTTGGCTTAAGCTCATGCTTAATTTCCTCTAGATAATGCTTAACCATCCATCTGATTGCGACCCCCAGCATTGTAAGAATTGATCCAATACCTACGAGTATTCCTATTGATAAATTCAGCTGGTCTAGTGGGGTCATAACCATACAATTATAAATACTTTTTATGACAATGCGGCTTAAACACTGGGCTGTAAGTTCGGGGTGTAAGTTCGGTTTTAAAGTTCGGTTTTAAGTCGTGGCGAGAAATACTCCAACCAAAGTACACGACATATAACGTCTAAATATATAACAAAGTTATAACAAGACAACATCCGTGATGTATGGTAGAATAGATGAATGGGAGATGACGTAAGCGTATTTGATTTATTTAATCCAAATGCACCCAGGTCCTCTGAGGAATTAAAAGAAGCTAGAATGGCTGTATGCCGCACTTGCGAATTCTTCCTTAAAGGATCTAAAAGGTGTAAGCTTTGCGGATGCTTCATGAATAAAAAGACAACACTAGAATTAGCAAAATGTCCTATGGGATACTGGAAGGAATAGTATGAGAAGAGAAGACGCTGTAAATCTAATGACAAAGCATGTATTGGATATGAACAGAGGCCTGGGAGAACAGCAGGGTATCCCAGAGCAGCAAATTGTAAATACGCTTGAGCAGATGAAGCCAGAACTAGACAGGGTAAATGAACAGTTGTTCGATGTCCTGTACGAGGCTGGTATTATTAACCTACACGGTTAAATCTTAAAGAACTCGTATTCGGTAAGCCAAATAGGAATGGTATATCTTTCCTCGTAGATCTCCTCTACGGAGTGTACAAATTCTAATGGCTTAGAAGGAAATGTAACTAGATCTCCCTGTACTGGACTATACTTATAATCGAGATCAGGAAAGTTTAGTTCGCCTCCAGAAGACATTGTATTAAGGTATAGTATGCCACTGTACTTGAATTGCATGTTTTTACCACCATCAGTGTCAACATGAGAGTCAATGCGTGCTCCTGGATATTGCTTTGCTAGGAAGAAGTTATTTACCATAATCTTTCTTCTATTGCCGAATACTTCTTGTATTTGCTTTTCCATCTTAGGGAATATGTCATTACGGAGCATAGGTTCTATCTCTGAGATCAAGGAGAAATCTGTTTGTGAGTCTCTATGGAATGAGTCTTTTCCAAATGATAAGAACTTTCTCCGATCTCCGTAGATCTCACTACCCTTCATAATTTCTAGCTTGCTGTTAATATAGCTAATCAGATACTCTGACTCTTCTTTTGAGATAAAGTCCTTTAATATATGGATTTGATCAATGCTCATAGTTAATTTTACCATACCCTAGCGATACTGTATAATATAACCATGTATAAAGAAGATATTATAGACATTATGTCAGAAGCGATTGCTAAGTCCAATGAGGATCTAATGCGATACCAAGGAATGAACGATAAAGAGATATCAGAACAGCTAAATTGGAATAGACCTGCCTTGGATTATGCTAATGAGATGGTTTTAGATGCTCTTATAGCTAATGGTGTTGTTTCTAAGGATACCGTCGAGTAATTATTACCCAATAAGTACTGATATCAGAGCAAATACCGTACATATTACGGCTGTTCCTAGTACAATCTTAATCTCATCTGTCATATATCTAGTATACCCCACTTATTCTATACCTGGAAAATCTGAAAAAATCTATTTTTGGCAAAATCTGAATATTTTTTAGTTATGTATGATACACATTTACGTGAAAAAAGCAAGAAAACTTAGTCCGCACACCGTGCCACCTTTTTGTCTGATAGCCC